AACGGAACAGCATAGAAATCAAAGTATTCACGCAAGCGGGTGTAAGCAGAAGTTTCAACGGGCTGAGTACGAGTGAAATACTCGACGTTGAACTTGTACGTATCACCAGGCATGGAAATATCCCAATAAACCGGGAGAAGCTCACCAACTTTCGCGGTAAACGCATTTTTACGTCCAATATCAAATCCAGAACGATGAGGATGATTCTGAAGATTGGACATTCCAGTGTAAGAAGCCATAAAAAAACATTTTAAAGTTAAACATTATCAGTCGCGATAAGAAAAAATACCAAACGAATCATTAACCTGTTTGTGTTTGACCTTATCCCGACATTTCGTCAATGAAAGGGCAGCCAAACGACGAACAAGAGGTAGTTCATGGTAGGGTTTCACCTTATCGCGAGCAGATCTATTATAACGGAAGGAATAGTTACGAAGCTCAAAATCTACCAAATCCTTATCATTGGCATCTTCCAAGGTTTGATAGAAATCTACAAGACGGTTGTACTCGTAGCGATTCCAAAAATTAACTATTTTCTCGGAGATGATACGCAGGAATCTATCTCGTCCAAAGAGCTCTCCTCCAGGAGTGCCGCTGGACCAGAAGAGTTCCGAGCATCCGTCTGTTGAATATGTTCGAATAAATTTCGCAATTCCGAGGAAAAATCGGTATACGCGGGAGAGACGATGAATAGGTCCCAAATCAGCACCATCGTACAAACGACATTCAGAAAGAATGAGAATATCACTATGAGGTAAACGCTCTTTAGGTGCAAGAATATTTTGTTCATCAATTCTTTTTCCATAATTATCTACATAACTTAAATAATGTTTACAAAAAGATAAAATACTCTGTTTGAATGGAGATTTCTCGTTAAAAGGGTCACAAGTTAGATCTGCACATCCGCTGTGAATGACTCGTTGGGGCGCTGTGAACGCAGAATATAATAATTGATAAATACGCGATGGAAATTTACGAAAAGGGTCCGAAAATCGGGGGAATAATCGAAGGAGATACGGCCAAGAAGGTTTAATTGTACGAAAATGTCCATCGCGCTCAACGCGGACTCCATTAAGACACTTATCGGCAACTTCGTCAACTTCGGTAATTCGTACCTTTCGAGGAAAGAGATTTGATTCTGTAAATCCAATGGAATGGAAGGATTTAGGTCGCACCACTTTTGGCATTTGAGTATAAAAGTCGGGTAAAGCGACAAAACTGTTAACATACGACGCAACATACGGAGCTGCGAATCCTCTCGAGAGTGATGCATCACAACGTCCGTAAGACCAAGCCTTAGATACATTTTCAAGAACAGTTTGCGAGAATCGTTCGGAATCGGAGAACAATAACAAATGCCAATGCGGGCGGAAACTGGTAGGGCCGTATTCTGATACAGCGTAGTAACGTAATTTTTCATCTGGGTAGTAACTTCTTAAACGTTTCAAAAACAAATCAAGGTCACGATTACAAACATAAGGAATCCTATTGGGAACATTATGGTTAATCTTGCCAAGAATAGACAATAAATCCTTGGATTTCATAGGATAAGTGAATCTTATCTCAGGGTCTTTGAAGGTGCGCTCAACAGTAGAGTTTTTCAACTTAACAGAAGAGGAACGAGGAACGCTGCGAAAACCAAACAAATAAGTGTTAGGGTCACCAGCATCCAAGTCATTAATATTGGGAAAGCAGGATACATCCGCAATATCATCCGTACAAGTTTCGACAATCGAAACCTCCAAAGTAGGAAGGAAACAAGGAGCATAAGTAAGAGTAACAAAATATACAAACCGGAATTGAGCAGAATAAGTAGTAAGTAGGTTTGTTTGAATCCCGGAACGACGAAGAATACAAGAGGGGCAAGAGCCGCATGACACAAGAACAGACTCGTGTGTATACTTATTAACAACCGTACGAGGGTGCTGACAACGAGTCACTAGCTTATTCTGCAATTCCTTGGTAATCATTTTCTATCAGTAAAATTAAGTTTCATTTGACGGGGCTTACGACCTCTAGCAAAGGAAACGTGAATAAATGTACGATATTTTATAAGCTGGTCGAATTTAAAGGGAGAATCTTCGACTATTGAGGCGAAAACATTGATCGGAAAATCAAGAGGCGCCAAGTCAATGGCATCTCCAGTCAGATGCTGGGAAGTTTTAGAACCACCGCACTCATCATTCTGTGCTACAGTGCGAAGAGCAGAAGTAACAGAAAAATGGATATTCCGACGGAGAAGCCATTCAACAAATTTCATTAATTCAGGGTTCATGACTTACGAAAAAATTTGGGCAAGAGACGTAAGAAGACTGACAGCAGCTGCAATAATAGCAGACCAGACTTTAGATTTAGTTTCACTTTTCATCAGGAATTGCTTTAAAGGTTGAACATTGAGAGATGATAAGAACACAATCCGGACGAAGATTTGAAGAAACAAATGCAGAAACTTCGTCAACGGGTACAAGAACAGTTTCGTTCTGATTAGGATTTACCTTTGACTGGATAGAACACAAATAATACTTTTCCATAAAATCAAAATTAAAATTAAACATTGTTTTTAAAGACAGAGGCAAAGATATGAATAAAGTTTTGAAATAAACAAATGATCGTGCAAATAATTAACATAAATAAATGATAAGATATGTGGGTGGCAGGCTGGTCTGTGAGTTTGCGTATATAAGACAAGGGAAGGATCTGAAAGCGATGAGGTAAATCGCTTTCCCTTTCGGGCAAACTCATTTAGACTTCGTTAACATATTTTTTAGGTGTTTAGCAGCGACGGAAGAGAAGAGATTAGAGGGGAGATTGCTTACGCGTTGCGAACGGCAAGTTTTGAGGAAGGCAATACTATAGCCTGACGGCTCTGATTCCAGTCGACGGGGTCTCCCGGAATTCAGGGAGGTGTATAACCACGCTACGCGCGGTTGCCGGAAATTACTACAAAAAACAAAACCCGACGCGCATCACTGCGAGCCGGGTACACATAGCAAACAAAAAGAACTACCAAGGCAAAAAGTTACCTATAGTGTTACCGATAGAAGTGCCATAATGAACAATCTTATCAGCATCATAGTATTTATACTTCTTTCCTTCATTACGAGAACGATACCAATCCTCAATACTACGAGAACGGGCGCGTTCACGATTGAATTTAGCAGCTTCGAGCTCAAATTCAGCATTAGAGTGATTTGCAGCGTTAGAAGCACGAATCAGAGACTCAGCCGTAGCTTCAGCGACCTTATTACTGATTTTCTGACCTTTGGCACGGGCATAAGTCAAAACCTCGTCAGCAAGAACTTTCCTAGCTTGATTATAGTTCAGATGACCATGAGACATCTGGTTATAATACTCAGAAGCCTTGACATTCAAATCAGCTTGTTGCTGTTGGTCAAGATATTTGTTGAGAACAGTCTTGGATTCAGCATCAAGTAATTGAGAAGTGCCTTGAGCCTGCAAAAGACGGCCAGCAAAAGCCATATTATCAAGCTCCTGCATTTCCTTAGAATAACCAAGCTGAGCACGAGCCAAACCAGTAGCTTTTAAGTATTCACGGGTTTCTTTCGTCATCTTAGACCAGTCAACTTGGGAAAGAGCCTGCATAGCCTGAGCATCCGCAAGATTCCTCTGTCCTTGCAACTGAGAGACTTGAGCCTGTCGAACCTGAGACTGGAATACAGAACCGATAGCCTGCTGGAAACCGGAATAATCAGCCTGAAAAGGCTGCATGACAGGAGAACCAGCAGAAGAGGCGGAAGCACCAGTACCAACAGACTGAGCGGTTCCAGCAGAACCACCATTCATCATCATATAAGGATTCAAACCAGCATCTTGGAGGCGTTGACGTTGCGCGGAAGCAGAATTATATGTGTTCTCATTTTTCCACATTCTTTCCTGAAAATCGCGCTGCTGCATTGCCATACGCTCGTTGAACTGGTTGTTCATCTGATTTATCTTATAATTCATCTGGTTGGTTTCCTTGACATTTTGTCTGTTCTGAGAATTTTGGATAACAGAAGAACCAATGCCAAGGAGACCACCAGAGAGTGAACCAAGGAAACTCATTATTCAGAAGATTCAGATCCAGCGGAAGCAGCAGCCGCTTTTTCTGACTCTTGTTTAGCAGTTTCAGCATCGATCAGCTCTTGAGCTTGGGATTCAAGACGTTCAGCATAAGCCGACAACTCTTTAGACCAAGCAATAATTTCAGAAGGAGCCTGAACATGACGGGAACGAACCGTTGCCAAAAGGTCATCATCAGACATCTTATCCATAATTTGTTGAATCTGAGAAGAAGAATGATTACTTTGACCAAATTTGGAAGCAATAGCAGCTCCAGCACGAGAGGCCAAATCCTTATTATGAAGAATTAAACGAATATCAGAAGAATAACGCACAGGACGAGTCTCATCAGTGTCATCAATTTCAACACGAAGCTGCTCAGTAGAATCGAACTCAGGGGCAACTGAAAAAGCATCAGGCACAACATTGGGAATGAGTCCAGAACCTTGTTCCAGACATTCCAAAGAATTAAATTTTCCTATCATAATCAAAGCAGAAAATTAGTAAGGTACACCATCACGAGATAAATTACGGGCAACATAGCAACCGATATAAGAATTAACCAATAATTGGTCAGTATCCCAAGTAGAATCGGCAGAAACACCGAAAATAGGATCGAGAACAGAAGGATTAACCTTGAAGAATTTGTAATTCAAAACAACCTTGGTATCCTTATTGACATCACCATCATTAAAGCCAAAGCCAAACCATCCGGAAAGAAGAGATTCGGTAACAGGAGAAACCCAAGACTTGAGAGTAGTGGTAAACGCACCGTTAATGACATCAAGTTTTGTCTTCCAATTGAAATAACGAGGATTATAACCAGCGTTAAACAAATTGACAATAGAAGCTTTTGGAGAATTGAAAATTTGTACCATGGGAAGAGTTTCCATACCGATTTCATCAAATTCAGGAATCGGGAGAGATTCAGCATCAGTTACAAGCAATTGGCCATCTTGACCAGTGATTGTATAATCAAGCAAAGGAACAGCATGATAAATACACATAACGACACAATGCTCGGTAGTTGTATAGGTAAATGAACCAGTACCGGCACCAACACCTTTACCAGCAATAACAGCGGTATCACCGTCAGCAGCAAGATTGTTATTCACAACCTCACTGATATCAAGGTTACGAGAAATACCACCGATATAGGTACTCAAATTAGAAAGAGATTGGGGTAAATTCACACCAAAATGTTTACGAATCTGTTCCCGATAATCGGAATCGCCAGACTGACTGACTTCTTTCCAGCGTTGAAGAGCTTCAGCTTGACGAAGCGCAAGAACTGTAAACTGAGATTGCAAAGCAGATAAATTAGAAATCAAAGGAGATTTGACGGCAACAGTAGAACCGGTAGTAACACCAGGAGCGCTCAAACCAGCAGAACTGTTATCAGTAGTTAAAGGAGCGTTCGTAACCGCAGAAATAAATTTACCATCAGTGGTCTTAAAACCAGCTTTCAACTCACCATCGGGCAACTCAAGATTGATTATAGCAACATCTCCAAACTGGGAATTCGGAAGAACACCCATCAACAAATCCTTGTTCCAGTTACAATATTTGAGGTCAAACATTGTATCTGATTTCCAGTAATCACTATCATAGTTCGGCAAAGCAGCAACCAGATTAGGAGAAACTCCATCATAATAATCCACATTATAGGAAGAAGGATTAGATTTCTCCCATTGGGACCAACGGAAAAAGTCTTGATAAATCTTCTGATAAGTCAAAAGAGGAAAAAGATTTACAAAAACATTCTGAATATACTGCTGGGTATAACCTGATGGAGTACTGCTTTTTGTCAAAGAAGTAGACCACCAGCGGGTGCCATCAGAAGGAGCAGTCGGGACAAAATTACCATAACCAAGATAAGACAACAATTTGAAAGACAAATCAGCACGGCAAAACCCAAACATATTCTTTGAGGAAGAAGTACCGCCGGGGTTCCAGCTATTATAATTCAAACGACTCAAAGCACCTGCCAGATGAGCCAACGGAAGAGAAGGAAGATAAGTACCAAGAGACAAACTCTGAGTCAAAGACAAAGCTTGAATCTGATTGACATCCTGCATTTGAGTCAACACGGAAGGCGCAGACTTCCAGAGAAGGCGTAACGGAACAGCATAGAAATCAAAGTATTCACGCAAGCGGGTGTAAGCAGAAGTTT